CAGATGGTAAATGGTGGCAACACTTTGAAGTTGCTTTAAAGCTTTATGTTAAATGCGTTGAGATATTAAGACAAGTAGCACCTGTAGATGTAGTACATTCAATGTCTAATCACGATTATCAAAGTGGCTTTCATTTAGCACACTCTTTAAAGTCTTGGTTCAGGAACACTAAAGATGTAACTTTTGATATTTCAGTAGCACACAGAAAATACTACAAGTATGGTTCTAATCTTATAGGACTAGAACACGGAGATGGTGCTAAGATGGATAAGTTGCCTATGTTAATGGCTAACGATAGACCTTTAATGTGGGCTGAAACTAAATATCGTTACTGGTATCTTCACCATATACATCATAAGGTTAAATACAAATGGCTAGATGCTAAAGACTTCATAGGTGTAACTGTTGAATATATGCGTTCACCAAGTGGTACAGATTCTTGGCATAATCGTAAAGGCTTTTGTGGAGTACAAAAAGCAGTAGAGGGATTTATCCATTCTAAATACTCAGGACAAATAGCAAGGCTAGTACACTATTTCTAGCACCCCCTATAGCCGTTTTAGGCACTTTCTTTTCTTTTTAATACTAATATACTAGACAAGCTATAAAGTTCGTCCTAGATGTAAACACCTTAATTGTTAATAACTTTGTAAATATACTTGTTTATAATTGTGTGAGTAAATTAAAAGGTGTACATTTGCACCATAAAATCAATACAATTAAGATGAAAAATTTATTACAAACACTTTTAGGAATTGCAGGACTTTTCGGCTGCTTATATATACTACTTGCGTCTATTACGCTTTTAGAACTTTTTTTAGGATTAAGATAATGGAATTTAAAATGAAAGAAGCAACAACTAAGCCACAAGCTATTATTAGCCTGTTAGACGTACAATCTAATAAACCTGAGCTATTACCTGACAATACAGTATTAACTGAGGACGGACTTAATTTATTAAAATTTGAAGTTGTAAGAGATTTATATATTAAGGTTAAAACAGCTTACTATAATTCAATTGATAATTCAAAAAGATTTTAAGATGACAATACAAGATGCAGAATATTTAGAATACAATACATTAAATTTAATTTGTCAAGACTTTTTTTTTAAGGAAGATGGTTATACAGAAAAGTCAGTGTTTAATAAAAGCTTGTATGCTATGGATAATGACTTAGTAGGTAATGAAAGGTCAATAAGGATTTACGGAACGCAGGAGCAGTTAGACTTAGCTTCAAATGATTACAGAAAGAAGAACGCTCTAATGTTAGATGAAGTTTATAATTACAAAGTAGAACCAAAAGGCTCTTATTGGAATGACATCTTAAACATAACAGAAGAACAGAATCAAGCGGTAATAGATAAGTTAAATATATACAACAAGCTTTACAACCAAAAAGGTAGAAAGGCATTAATTTTAAGAACAAGAAAATGAATTTAGAAAAATTAAAAACAGAGATACCTTTTAAATGGAGGGTTCAATCAGCAAATAAATATGGTGCTTCTTGTGTAGCTTATATAGATGCAAGAGATTGCCAAGACATATTAGACCACGTTTGTGGTCAGGAAAATTGGCAGACTATTTATTACGAAAGTTCAGGATTGTTATTTTGTAAAGTAGGGATAAAAATTGAAGAAGATGAATGGGTATGGAAGTCAGACACAGGATCTGAATCTAATGTAGAAAAAAATAAAGGACACGTTTCAGACGCCTTTAAAAGAGCTTGTGTTAATTGGGGTATAGGAAGATTCCTTTATAGTAAGACTATTGTAAAGCTACCTGTAAAGGAAAAAAATGGCAGGTTTGCTCCTTACTCAGCAAAGACATCTAAGTTCATCTATGGAGATGACATAACAAAATGGTGTAATTCACTAAGTAAATAATTTAATTAATAAAGACCTGCACAAACAGGCACAATAAAAATGGAAGTAACAGGAACAGTAAAATTAATTGCACCTGCTGAAACAGGAGTTAGTCAAGCAGGTAAACAATGGAAAAAGCAAGTTATCGTAGTAGATACAGGAGCAGATTATAATCCAGATATTGCAATCCAAGCGTTTGGAGATGACAAAATCAAAGACTTGAATAAGTTATCAGTAGGAGATTCAGTCTTGATTAAGTGTAACGTATCTTCAAGAGAATACAACGGAAGGTACTTTCACAATATTGATGGTTGGTTCTTTACTAAGAATACAAAGGAAGAAACACCTGTAGTAGCTGAATCTGATGATTTACCATTCTAATATGACACAAGAAGATAACTTTAAAAACTTATGCAACCTGACAACTTCTTTGTTGGGCTTGCGTAAGGGTTCTTTAAGCTACAAAAGTAGAAAACAAGAACTCCAGGTAGCTAGAAGTATTGCAAGTGTAATAGCTAGGATAGAATATGAAATACCTCATTCAACTATAGCTAAAGTAATTAATAGAGATAGAACTTTAATCTATCATTATGAAAAGAACCACAAGCATAACTATTCTACCTTTCCTAAATATAGAGATACATTTAACAAAGTCTTTAACGCTTTTCAATCTATTGAAGATTCTAAAAAATCCTTCTTTGATTTACATCAGCTTAAAGATTACTTAAGAAAGAATGATGTTGTTAATAGTGAAAAGCACCAAGTAACTATAAGGATTCAATCAGGTAAAGTAGGAACAGACGTTAAAGTTTCTTACAGGAACTTCTATAATCAATTAGAAAATGTTAAACTTGCCCTCCAGAACTTTAAATATGAGATTGAGATAATTACCCTATGAAAGAAAAGCCTAACTACTATGCTATAATTCCTGCTGAAGTCAGATACAGTAAAGCTTTAATACCAAATGCTAAATTACTTTATGCTGAAATAACAGCTCTATGTAATATGAACGGAAAATGCACAGCATCTACTGAATACTTTTGTAGACTGTATGAAGTTAGTAAGGTATCAGTTCAGAAGTGGTTAAAGAATTTAGAAGATAACAACCATATTAGTCGAGTAAACAAATATAAGCTACATAGTAAACAAATAGAGTGTAGGGTAATAACTTTAGTTAATGTACCTAGTAAAGAAAAGTTTACAGATAATACTAATATAAATATAACTAATAATAATCTTACAGATAGTAATAAAAAGGCTTTCTTTAAAAAACCTACTTTAGATGAAGTTAAAAATTATTGTATCTTACGCAAAAATAATATAGATTCACAAGCGTTTATTGATTTTTATGAAAGCAAAGGTTGGCAAATTGGAAAAGAAATAATGAAAAGTTGGAAAGCTTGCGTTAGAACTTGGGAAAGTAGAGAAAAGAAAAATCCTAAAACAATGTCTAAAATAGATATGCAATTAAATGAATACTTAAAAGGAAAAGAATACTTATGATTCCACTACAACAAGAAAATTTAGAAGAACTTATACCGAAGGTTTATGACCTGATTACCGAAACAAAAATTTCAATAGGATTTAATACTGATGGAAAAACAATAGCAAGTCTAAGCAAGATATTTGCTGCTGATTTAATCAGGGAAAAGAGGTGGGGATATATAACTTTCAATCAAGTTGAAGATGCATTTAGAGTTGCTATAAGATTTGGAAAAGATGAACCATTTTTAACTATCAGGAATTTTTATAAATGGATTTGGGATCATAAAAAGAATAGAATAGATGTAGCTACATATAATGTAGAAACGCTAAAACAAAAACCACAAGAAGTTTTATATTACCAAGAATCTATAAAATTATTAAGATGAAGAAAGAAGAATTGTACGATCCTGAAAAAACAGGCACATTCAAAATGATGTTTGGCTTCCCACAACCTGGAATATACCGACATCAAAAGTGGGTTTCAATTAGAAAACCTAAAACAGAAAAGAAATGAAAACAAAAGACAAAGTAATGTATTTTCTAGATAAATATCCTAGTTTAAAAGATGATGACAACAGACTTAGTGCTAATATATGGTCAGAAGAATTAATTGAAAAAGGTTTTGAAGTAAGTCAGTTCTTAGCATTATATGCAGCTAATAAATTAACATCAGCACCAAGCATAAAAAGAGCAAGGGCAAAGCTTCAGGAAGAAGAACCTAAATACAGAGGAGAAAAGTATAATCTAAGGAAAGGCATATTGCAAGACAAATGGAGAAAAGACTTAGGATATGAAAACAGATAAAGAATTTTTGAATAAAGTAGTAGATTTACTTGAAGTAATGAAATCAGAACTTCAGGTTGATGAAGCTAAAAATACTGATGGTAAAATGTGTATAAGAATAGGTCATAGAATTTCAGCAGTACATAAAGTAAAGCACTATGTTAAGCAACGAATAAAAGGAGAAGGAATACCTGAAATAACAGGAAAAGGCAATAGTAATGCGATATTATATTATAAAAAAAGTTAATGAAAAAAACAATTAGTAAACTCAAAAAGGAACTTGATAAATGGTTTAGTCTTTACATCAGAATAAAAGACTCAAATGAATATGGTTACGTACAGTGCACAACTTGTTCGGTGGTACGCCACTATAAAGATGGTATGCAAAATGGTCATTTCCAATCTAGGCGTTTTATGGCTACTCGTTTCAATGAAGAAAATTGTTCTACACAGTGTATTAAGTGCAATATGTATTCTCAGGGTGAACAGTATAAATTCGGTTTAGCTATAGATGCTAAGTATGGAGAAGGAACAGCAGAAGAATTAGAGTATTTAGCTAGGACTATTCACAAAGTATCAAGGGTAGAATATGAAGAGCAGATAAGTTATTACAAAAACCTTGTTGAAAACTTAAAAGAAGAAAAACAAATTGCGTAACTATTTAAGTATCTTTGGCGTATGACAGAACCGATTTACGCAAATGATGAACACCGAGTAATAATAGAAACTTATATAACAATGTGTAAAGAGTTTGCAAAAGAAGTCAGCACAAAAAGTAGATACAATAATTATTTAGAAGTGGTTGAAATTATCGTGGAGTATTCAAATCATTATGGTGAAGGACAGAGAGAGAATAATTTTTGGGATTGGTTGTTAATAATACCAATTAACTTAGCAGTAGCAACAAACGGATTCTTTGCAGGAGTAGAAACAAGAAGTAACGCAGCAGTAGTAAGGGCTTACAGAGTAGTTCTTGATGAACTAACACAGGACACAGTAAATAAGATTGATAAGATAGAACCAATAAATGACTGAAATTTATTTAGAAATATCTAAGCTATCAGATAAGTTCAGAACTATGGCTTACGGACTAACATCAGACGAAAATGAGGTTAATGAATCAGTCCAGGAACTTATGCTCTATCTACTTCAGATGAATCCAACTACTTTGAAGACGATTTACGATAAAGATGGAATAGATGGTGTAACAAGATATGGAGCAGTAGCATTAAGGAGAGCCTTAACAAGTCCTAGAAGTAATTACTTTTATAAATACAAGAAGTATTACACACACATTGATAGTTTAACAAGTGCAGTTACTTATGATGAAATGAAAACAGGGGAAACAATACCATCTAAACACCTTTATAACCTGCCAAACGAAATAACAGACGACTATCAATGGACTAGCCTAGAAAAGATAGATAGTGCCTTAGAGAGTTTTTCTTGGTACGATTCTAAGGTTTTTTCTTTATATTACTATGAAGGTAATACACTAGACAGCCTGGCAAAGAAAACTGGAATAAGTAGAAACAGTTTGTTTACAACAATAGATAAAGTAAGAGTACAATTAAAATATAAGCTTAATGAATAAGTTTTTCGTACCTAAAGAAATATATGAAGATAGAATGGCTATCTGTAAAGGGTGTGTTTACTATTCAAGTTTATTAGGACAATGTAAAATTTGTTTGTGTTTTATGAAAGTGAAGTCTTCAATCAGCTCTCAATCTTGTCCAAAGGGTTTTTGGCAAAAGACAACAGAGGTAGAAGTTAGAACAGATATACCTCAAGAAATAATAGCAGAGATTATTGCTTTATGGCCTGACTTAAAAACAGGTAGAGCTAAAGACCAAAGAGCAAAAAAATCTATGATTGAAATTTATAACACGTTGTATAATACGAACTACTCAACAGGAACTAATTGCGGATCTTGTATTGCAGCTTGTTTTGATGGAATAAAAAAGATATATAAAGAATATGCAGGAAACAATTAATAATAAATATAGGGTAAGACCTAAAAGGAATTTAATTTTTCAGTCCTGCATAGTAGAGGGGGGGTGTGGTTACCTCCCCAATACAATTAAATAAAACAGTAATAATGAATATAATAGTAATATGGCCGAACAAGAAAGAACATACAAAACAATTAAATGGATATTGAAAGACAATATTAAAAAGAATGTCAGAGCTTTGTGGACTTGGAAAGATGACAACTTTACTTGCATTTATGAAAATTATGATGGCGAAGATAGAATTTATACTAGCTCACAACTTTTAAAACTTTTAACAAAATGATGATATTTACAATACTAGGAATAATTACAGCTGTTTTCTTTTTTATAGTTATTATTATGAGCATAATAGAAGACAGAATAAAAAGAAAATCTAAAGAAAGATTGCTTTGGAAAATGGACAAAGTAGAAACAAGAACAGGAGGACTTGAAAACGATAGATTAAATGAAAGACAATAGAATACCAAGCTACTACATAGGAAGCCGTTATAAGATAGAAGCTAGAAAAGTCATAGAAGACTTTGAACTCACTTATAATACAGGAACAGCAGTTACTTATTTACTCCGTTCAGAACGCAAGCACGACTCTCCGATTGAGTGCATACAGAAAGCAATTAATCATTTAGAGTTTGAATTAGATAAACTAAAGAGATGATTGACTTACGGCTTGGAGATTGCTTAGAAGTAATGAAGTCTATACCTTCAGGAAGCATTGATGCAATTATAACAGACCCTCCTTATGGAACGACTGCGTGCAAATGGGATAGTGTAATTGATTTTGATTTAATGTGGGAACAGTTAAACAGAATAATAAAACCTAATGGAGCAATAGTATTAAATAGTTCACAACCATTTACAAGTGCTTTAATAATGAGTAATCCTAAATATTTTAAATATGAGTGGATATGGCAAAAATCACACGCAACAGGACATCTAAACTCTAAGAAACAACCAATGCGGCAGCACGAGAATATATGCGTATTTTACAGAAGTCAATGTACATACAACCCACAAATGATAGACAAAACATATATAGATAAAAGAACAAAAAGTGGAGATAATAATGAGGTCAATGTTTATGGAGATTTTAAAAAAGTAACAAGACAAATTCCTACAACACAAGGTTACCCTAAAACAATACAATATTTTGCAACACCATTTAAAGGTGGAGAAGGTGGAAGCCACCCAACCCAAAAGCCAATAGCATTAATGGAGTACTTAATTAAAACCTATACAAACGAAAATGAAACTGTATTAGATTTTACTATGGGAAGTGGAAGCACAGGAGTTGCTGCAAAGAACTTAAATAGAAGTTTTATAGGAATAGAACAGGATGAAAACTATTTTAATATAGCTGAAGAAAGAATTAATAAGCAGGAAAAACAATTAAAGATATTATGACATTATACACTTGCGAATGTGGAAAGACTAAAGAGCTATCTAAAGCTACAATAGTACACAGAGAAGGAAAGTGGGTTGCCATAGAGTCAGAGTGCGCCTGTGGTCTTTATATGGATAGTGTACCAACAGAAGGCATACCTACCTTACAAAGGACAGAACCTAGCTTAAGTAAGAACAGAGATAAGCTATGGGCAGGAGCAAAAGAAAAGCTAGTAGGCGAAAGGGGAATCAATGAATCTTTTGATTAAATGATAGACTTAAGACTCGGCGACTGCCTTCAGGTAATGAAAAGTATTCCTGATAAAAGTATAGATGCTATTATAACAGACCCCCCTTACGGAACAACTGCCTGTAAATGGGATTCAGTTATAGACTTTACTTTGATGTGGAAGCAACTAAACAGAATCATAAAACCAAACGGTGCAATTGTATTGTTTGGAAGAAATCCTTTTTTTGCTAAATTAATACTATCTAACGAAAAAAAGTACAAGTATGAAATAGTTTGGAATAAAAATTCAGCAACAGACTTTGCACAAGCCAATAGAAAGCCAATAACAATACACGAAAACATAGCTGTATTTGGAGATGGAACTATAAACTATAATAGAATAAATGACGAGGGGTTTAAGTCATATACAGATAATAGAGTAGTAAAAAAAAGTAGCGATTTAGGAGCAAAAGGATTAACTAAAAGAATACCTGTAAACAATAAGACAACTAGAGCGCCTACAACAATACGAACTTTCTTCCCTGACAATAGAAAAGGCAAGGGCAGTTCTTTACACCCAACACAAAAACCTGTTGCACTTATGGAGTACTTAATTAAAACTTACACAAACGAAAACGAAACCGTCCTAGATTTTACAATGGGCTCAGGGAGTACAGGTGTGGCAGCAAAACAAACTAACAGAAACTTCATAGGTATCGAGATGGATGACAACTACTTTAAGATTGCAACCGAAAGGATAAACAAAGAACAACCGCAAAAAGAATTATTTTGAAGTTCGTTATAAAGTGCGATAAAGATAAGCAAACTCTAATTAACTATTTAAAGGAATTAGGGAATGACTATTTAGTAGATGTAAAGAAACAAAGAAACACAAGAAGCAATATGCAGAATAACTATTATTGGAGTTGTATTGTCCAAGTCTTGTCTAATGAACTAGGTTACTTTCCTGATGAAATACACGATTTGCTAAAGGTCAAGTTCTCAAGTGAATGGAATAGTATAGAGATAAACGATAGGAATGTAGGAATCCAAGTAGTTAAGTCTACAGCTAGAATGGATAGTAAAGCTTTTGAGATATATGCAGACCAAATAAGAATATGGGCTATGACTGAATTAGGCATAAGACTAATGCTGCCAAACGAATACGAGTAATTTCTATTATATATTAACACTTGATTAATCAAATTATTTCAAAATGGAACACGGAGGAAAAAGAGAAGGAGCAGGACGTAAAGGCAAAGGGGAAGAACAAAAGCTAATAGAACACTTAACACCAATGAGTGGAATAGCACTTGAAGCTTTACAAGAAGGAATAAAGCAAAAGCAACAATGGGCAGTTAAGTTGTACTTTGAATACTTCTATGGTAAGCCACAACAAAGAGTTGATGTAACTACTAATGACGAAAGTCTTAATGTACCTTTAATAAACTTTATAAGCTCTGAATCTTAGCGACAAATATACAGCACTATTTAAGTCAGACGCTAGATACTTTATTATAACAGGAGGTAGGGGTTCAGGAAAGTCTTTTGCTGTTACAGTCTTTCTTACGCTCTTAACTATGTCTAGGAATGTTAGAGTCCTATTCACACGTTATACAATGACGTCGGCTCACTTGTCAATCATACCTGAGTTCTTAGAGAAGATAGGACTACTTGGATATGACAACACCTTTAGCGTAAACAAAGCAGAGGTAATAAACTTAGGAAACAAATCAGACATTCTATTTAGAGGTATCAAGACATCAGCAGGTAATCAGACTGCTAGTCTAAAGTCATTACAAGGTATATCTACTTGGGTACTTGATGAAGCTGAGGAACTTGTAGACGAAAACATCTTTGATACTATTGACCTAAGTATAAGAGAAAAGAAAGTACAGAATAGAATCATATTAGTATTGAATCCTGTAACTAAGGAACATTGGATATATAAGAGGTTCTTTGAAGACAAAGGAGTTGAAGGTGGTTTTAATGGCGTTAAAGACAATGTATGTTATATTCATACTAACTACCTAGATAATAAAGATAATCTATCTACAAGCTTCCTAGAGCGTATTAAGAGCATAAAGCATAATAACTTTAAAAAGTATCAGCATAAGATTCTAGGAGGTTGGTTAGCGAAAGCAGAAGGAGTAGTCTTTGAGAATTGGTCAATAGGAGAATTTAATCCTGATGACTTACAGACTTCTTGTGGAATGGATTTCGGTTTTAGTATTGATCCTGATAGTCTTACAGAAGTTGCTATTGATAAGAAGCATAAGAAGATATACTTAAAGGAACATCTATATCGTAATGGATTGAAGAGTCAAGAACTTGCTCAGATAGTATTAGACAAGGTAGGTCAAACTTTAATAATAGCTGACTCAGCTGAACCAAGACTTATTGCAGACCTCAAGCATTTAGGAGTAAACATAAAAGCAGTTAAGAAAGGAACGATTGAAAGTGGAATTACTAGATTGCAAGACTATCAACTTATAGTAAGTCCTGAATCAACTAACATAGCTAAAGAGTTAAACAACTATGTCTATGCAGATAAAGGCTCTAAGCTTTATGTAGATAACTACAACCACGCAATTGACGGAATCCGTTATAACATTATATACCACCTAGACAATCCAAACGCAGGAAGATATTTCGTTCAGTAAAAAAATCGTTAAACTAAAAACAACTAATTTCTATTATATAGTGTATGAAAGTTAAAATTAAAAAAGAAGGTAAAGTAAAAGAATTCAAGCTAATCAATAGTTGGTCAGATGTTACCTTAGAATCGTGGCTTAAACTCATTGACTTTGAAACAGGTACTAAGACTGAAGAAGCTACTCAGACTATAGTAGAACTTTCAAACATTCCTAAGAAGTTAGTAAATGAATTAGCCTTATCAGATGTTGCAGTTATAATGAGTAAGATAGGAGAACTCCAAGCAAAGCAAGATACAAAGCTAAAAAGGATAATAGAGATTAATGGTGTTGAGTACGGGTTTCACCCTGACCTAGATTCTATTACTCTTGGTGAGTATGCCGATATTGAAACTTATGTTAAGAACGGAATAGAAACAAATCTTCCTGAATTAATGAGCGTCCTTTATAGACCTGTTAAATTAAAGAAGAACGACATTTACATAATTGATTCGTATGATGGTGATATTCGGCTTAGAGCAGAGGAGATGAAACTGATGTCAGCTGAACAAGTGCAAAGTGCATTGGTTTTTTTTTACACTTTAGGGAAGGCATTATCCGAGATTACGCAATCATTTTTGATGGAGAAGCTGAAGGTAATGACGACGCAATAGCTAGTGAAGATTTTGCAAGCAAATGGTCGTGGTTCGGAGTGATGCACAGGTTGTGTAATGAAGATATAAGTAAATTAGAAACAATAACAAAAATTAGTCTTTTAGAATGTTTGACTTGGTTAAGTTATGAAACAGATTTGAACTCGCAAAATAAAGTAAAAAGAAATGGTTAAAAATAAAACTTATAATAATGTTGTTAATACACTTTTACGACTCGGTGAATATCACGATCAAATAAGCACAACTTCAGTAGGGGATATATTTTCAATCGATTTGGAAAAGGAAACAAAATTCCCATTACTTCATATTAATCCAACATCAGTAACAACAGGAGATAGTCAGCTTACATATAACTTCCAAATCTTTGTTATGGATATGGTAACTGAAAAAGATAATTGGACTAAGAACAATGCAGACGCTAACTTTCCTAAGTTATATAAGACTCTAAGTAATGAGCAAGATGTATATAATGAAACACTTCAAATAGCTACAGATTTTATTGGATTGCTTAGACATAGTGAGCGACAATCTTTAGAAGGTGTAAATGATATTAATGAACCTATTTATTTTACGCAAGACCAATTTACATTAGAGCCTTTCTCAGAAAGATTTGATAATCTTTGTTGTGGTTTTGTATTTAATATTGGTGTATTAGTACAGAATGACTTTCAGACTTGTAATATTCCTGTTACGACTCTTGGAGCAGGATATTAATGAAATTTAAAATAGGATGGTTATCAGTAGAAATAGGATGGAAAAAATTTAAAATAACAATACAATTATAAAAAATGGCAACACTAACAACAACACTTTCAGAATCGATTACGCTTAACGGCTCATTAAGAGGTTCAAGTAATACAGTAACTACAGAAGATATAATTGACGTATTTGAAAGAATCGTTACTTGTGCTCATTCTCAAACTACTACTATTGCAACTTTTGCAGCAAGTCCTCATACTTCAGCAGGAGCAATTGACGTTGACAGGACTAAATATATTAGGATAACTAATCTTGATGCATTAGCTGAAATAGAATTAGCAATAGTAACAACTGCTTCTAATTATCAAGTTACTATAACACCAGGTAATTCTCATATCTTATCACAAGGAGCTGCAATTGCTTTAGGTGAAGCTGATACTACTCCTTCATTCGGAACTATGGAAGACATAGCTTCTTTACAAGTTAGACCTGTAGGTTCTTCTGCTAATCCTAGAGTTGAAGTATTTGTTGCAGTAGCATAGTGGAAACAGACAGCATTAAAAGATACTTAGAAAGCTTTGGAAAGCAAGTAGTCAATAGAGCTAAAGGAAACCTTCAGAAAGCAAAAAAAGGAGGTGAACTAGAAAAATCTATCAAGTTTGAAGTAGTACCTGATGGTAATGGATTTACATTGCAGTTCTATATGTCTATTTATGGTCAGTTCGTAGATAAAGGAGTTTCAGGAACTAAGACTAAGCGAAGCTTTAAAGACTACAAAGGTAAAATTATTAAGAGTCCTTTTAGTTATAAGAACTCCCCAAAACATTCACAGCCGCCAAGTAGTGCATTAGATAAATGGGTAGTAAAAAAAGGAATAGCACCAAGAGATGCAGAAGGAAAATTTATGAAGCGTAAGACAATAACATTTTTAATTGCCAGATCTATTGGTAGAAATGGAATACAAGGAATAAGCTTCTTTCAAAAACCTTTAGGACTTGGTTTAAAGGAGTTCGGCAAAGACTTATTAGGAAGCGTTAAAGAAGACATCTTAAACACTTTAAATAAAGAAACAATAACACAAGTTAAATAATGGCAACATCTATAATTCAATCCCCTGCATACGCTACAATGCCAATAGGACAGGACGTAATTTTTACATTAAGAAACAACATAATAGTTTCTAATGAAATTAAGGTAAAATTTGTAGCTAATGTATATATAAGCATCAATCCAATCAACATTGCTAACTCTACTCCTACTGGAACTTTTAAAATTACACCTAACAATGCAGGAGTTGGAATATTTGACTTTAGACCTATTTTAGAAAGCTTTGTAAATTCTGATAATCTTGGGGGTAATGGTAGCAAATACAAAGGAACTCCCACAAGTTTTGGTAGTGGTACAGGCGTTCACCCTGTTCACATTACAGATAAGTATTCAAGGAATCAATTTGCAGTTAGGTATATGGCTATTGAATTTAGCACTCAATATTTAAATACAGCAGTAACGCCAAATGTAACTATAAATGTTGATCCAATTAATTCTTCTCAATTTCTTATTTACAATGGGTACTTAACACATAGTGATCCATTGACTTATAATACACCAAATATAGGGTTCCCAGGCAATAATTTCAGTTATGGATTTGATAACAGTTTATTTACTACAGGAACATCTAATTCAAAATTTTTAACTAATGCATCAACTACACAGTATGCAACAATCAATGATTATGGAACTGTAGGAATATTAAATACAGCAAACTTATCTTATATTTCAGTTTCATTATATGATGATACAGGCTCACAGCTAGGTAGCTCAATAGTTGTAGAAGCTACAGGATTTAGCGGTTTTAATAACGGAGCTTTTTTTGGTTGGAATTCAAATGGAAGTGAACAACTTTTTTACTTTGGATTCTATCCTGCTAACTTAAGAAATTGGAGTAGTGCTTTTCAAGGTTTCCTGCCTAATATATCATATTACACTGTAACAGCTTTCGATCTAAATGATGACGTAATAACTAAAACTTATAGAGTAAATATTTTATGTCCTAATCTTAAAGGTTTTAAACCTATTCGGCTCGGATGGTTGAATCAATGGGGAGCTTGGGATTACTATACCTTCAATATGAAGTCTACAAGGACTATACAAACCAAAGGAACAACATACCAACAACAGTCAAAAAATTGGAACGCTCCTCTTTATAGAATCGACAGTTTTAAAGGTGGTAAAAAAACATTAAGAGTAAATGCTACAGAAAAGATTAAAATGAATACAGACTTTGTAAGTGAAGAAGAATCAGCTTGGTTTGAAGAACTCATAAACAGCCCAGAAGTATATATCATTGAAGGCTATCAAAATGATGCGTTAAATTCAGCTCTTAATAATTACGTAATCCCTGTCAGACTTACAACTTCTAGTTTTACTGAAAAGACAATTGCTAACGATAAGGTTATGCAATATACTTTTGAAGTAGAAAAGACTAAAACACTAAGAACACAGTCAGTATAATGAGCTTACAGTTAATAGTATATCCGCAAAGTGATGATGGAACTTTAAACCAGATGTCAAGCACTTCAACTGAAGTTTTGGTTTATGGTTCTGATTTTACATATTTACCTTATTTTTATACTGCAACTACACTGTATCCTTACACTGAAGCACTTACAAATGCACCACCTAGTATTATAAATGTATGGTATGCAATCAGGACAAGTGTTTCAGGAACTCCAAGTTATCCATCTGCAAGCTCAGGTAATTTAGTGCTTTCTTCAGTACCTACATCATCTGCTAGTGGTGTATATCAACAATTATCCAACTTGGCTGTAGGACAACAATATACTTTAACAATAGATATTTCTAATACCGGAACAGGTTTGTTAAATGTTAGAACTGCTCAATCAAATAATATTACATCAGTACAAGCTTTCTCCGCAGCATCTAGTCAAATAACTAGAACTTTTACAGCATCTTCTCAAAATGATATAGTGATGATTACCTATACTAATAATCAAACCGATACAATATCAATTTCAAATATGTCAATACAGCCTGTTATTGGAGCTGTTCCTTCAGGAGCAATACAATTATTAGGTGATGGACAAGTTATTTTAGATGTTTATGAAGATGAAGATTTACCTTTAACCTTAAGTGTTGATAATTTTAAAAATGTAGCTGAAAAGGTGCAAAGTTATTCAAAGGCTTTTAACCTTCCTGGTACTAAAAGAAATAATAAAATATTTGACCAAGTATTTGAAGTAACTAGGGATTTAACTATTCCTTCTCTTTTATTCAATCCTTATAAAAAAACTAGAACTGTTTTAAAACAAGATGGATTTATTTTGTTTGAAGGTTACTTAAGGCTCTTAGATATTACAGATAAGAATGGTGAGATAAGTTACAACGTGAATTTATATTCAGAAGTAATAGCTTTAGCAGATACTTTAAAAGATTTAACATTTCAAGAGTTAGATTTTAAGGAATTAGAACATTCATATAATTATACAAACATAAAACTCAGTCGAACTAATGCTACATCAATAGTTTATCTAAATGCAAACACATCAGGATTAAGAAATAACACAACTCTAAAATATCCTTTTGTAGATTGGACTCACCAATATTCAGTCGATTCTTCAGGAAACCCTATTTTACCAAACTTAGAATCTACATTCCGTCCATTTATAAATATTAAATATTTAGTAGATAAAATATTTTCAGCAACTAATTTTAATTATGAATCTACTTTCTTTAATACAAATAAATTTAAGAGCTTATTTATGGATTTTAATTGGGGAGCTGATGAAAACCCTAATACTAATACAACAAGTGGAATAGCTCAATATTTTTTAAATGCTAGCCCTGATATTTATGCAACTGATAGTTATTCTAATTTAAAATATTTAGATATTACTATGCCAACATCAGCAGGATTTGATCCTTCTTCTAATATCTTTACTTGCCCTTCAGGACAGACGAATTCTTCTTTTAGAATATCTTATAAAGCTAGCGTTCTAGCAAAAAGAGATGGCAATATTGAATTTAGATGGATTAAAAATCGTTTAACAAGTCCTGTTATATTTGACCAATCTAATGCAATACCTTTGCAGGGAAGTGCAGTAGCTACATTTACAACTACAACATTTGGTTCAGCAATTGATACGGTTACTATAGTTGATGGTGGTTACTATACTTCAGCACCAACATTAACTATTGCTACTGGTTCTTTTGGTGGTAATGGTGCTACCTTTACTACAACTATTGATGGTTCGGGTGCTGTGGATAGTATTTCAATAGATACATCAGGTGGTTCTTATAATCTTTTTAGTGATATTTTAGTATTCAATAATGTCAATCCTATTTACGATTATACAGGAACGGTAACTGTACCAATGGAGCCAGGAGATACATTAGAATTTCAATGGAAGGCTAGTAATTCAAATTATATTAGACAAAATAATTCCCCTTTTCATAATGACACCGCATTTATAAACCAACCTGCTGCACATCTTATTACTTTCGTAACTGTTCAAGGAATTACAAGTGATACTTTATTACAGACATTAAGAGGAGAAATAGGACAGTGGGAATTCTTAAAAGGAATAATTACAATGTTCAACTTAGTAACTATGCCTGATGCAGATAATCCTAATATTATTAAGATAGAACCTTACGGAGATATATTTTTAAACAATACAGATGATCCTTTAATTTGGACTGATAAGGTAGATGTTTCAGAAATGAAATTGAAGCCTTTAACTGATTTAAATAGAAATACTGTTTTTAAGTTTTTAGAAGATGATGATGACTATGCTTTTAATCAGTATAAAAATTCTGTAAGCGGTCATTTATACGGGAGTAAAAAATATGAAGCAACGGATGAATTTAATATATTAATTGGTGAAGATAAAATAATAGCAGAACCTTTTGCAGCTACAGTTGTAAAGCCTTTAATGAGTCAATATTCAGATTTTATAATTCCATCACTGTATTCTTACAATTCTGAAACAGATACAACAGAAGGCTTTGATAATAGTCCTAGAATTATGTTTGACAATGGTATTAAAATTTTAAGCGGTACTACTTTTTCTGTTCCTGATCAAAATGATGTTTCAGGGAATCCAACAGAATCAGAATTTTTACAGTTTAGTCACCTTTCAGAAATACAGGCTAATTATTTATCAGAGGATTTTAATTTTGGAGAATGTCAATTAATGCCAAACGTAGGATCAACATTAAATAATTTATTTAATACATATTGGTTGCCTTACTATTCCGAACTTTACAATGTTAATACAAGAATAATGACTCTTAAAGTAAACCTAAGTCCTGCAGATATTAATTCGTTTTTATTCAGTAATACTGTATTAATCAAAAACAGAGAATACAGAGTAAACACTATAGACTACAAGCCGAACGACTTGGCAACAGTTGAATTTATACTTATACCATAATGTCAATACCATTTATAGCAGGCTTTACAGTTAAACCATTATCAGTATCACTACTTGGAGAAGTTACATTTACTGATGGTGTGAACGATATAAGACCTAATCAGTTGCAATGTGAATCTTACGGTTATACTTATAATAAAGTAACCGGAACTTGTTCTACATTTCGATATAATACAGGTTTAGATAATGTATTTGCCAATGAAAATAATCGGACATTTGGGGTTAGAAACTTAGTAGAAAGGGGGACTAATACATCTCTAGTTATGGGGGAAGATAATACAATAAAAGGTTTATCACGAAATAATGTTATAATAGGCAATCAAAATGTAATAAATAATCAAGTAGACAACGCTAATGTTTTTGGCACTTTAGGTGAGTCTACAGCCTCTAACTCTATAGTATTAGGGGGTAATGCTCCTACTGATAAATTAGCAGAACGACAATCAATTCAGCTTCTTTATGGAAAGCAAACAACTAACGGAAACGTTACAGCAAGTACGTTAAATAATATAGCAGCAAATTTCTTTCAGATTCCTGATAATACTATTATGTATTTTCACGCTGATTGTTTAGCAGTAAGAGTAGGCGGAACAGCTACAGGAAACACAGGAGATTATGCGAGTTTTGTTCAAAGGGGTGTTGTTGTTGCTTATGGTAATGAATTAGTTATTAACAGCGAACGAGATAATATAAAAAGTTCCGGAACTGTTACTTTATGGAGAACAACAGGTAACGTATCTGGACAAAGTTTCTTCATAGGTGTAAGGGGAGCAGCAAATGTAACAATAGAATGGGCTTGTAATATTACATTCACACAAATTAAACCAGGAGTTCCACTTTTTTAAAAAAATAAAATTATGGCAGAAAAAGTAGTATTAGAAGCAGAAATCAAATCAAATATTGGAGATGTAACAAAAGAAACTAAAGAATTGACAAATAATTTTGGTTTTTTTGGTGTAAGTATTGGAGATGTTAAAGATAAGTTTAAAGACGTTGCAAAAATAATGAAGAACGGACTTACACAAGTTGCTCTACAAGCTAAACTTGCAGGAGTTGGCTTTAAGAAAATGTTTAGTGGGAATATAATAGGGGGTGCTAAAACATTATTTTCAGTTATAAAAACAGGAATTATTGCTACAGGTATTGGTGCTTTTGTAATCGTTATTACTTCACTTATTGGACATTTATTACAAACAAAAAAAGGAGCAGAACTATTAGAAAGAACTTTGGCTACTATCGGTGCGGCTGTTTCAGTTATTACTGATAGGATTGCAGGTTTAGGGGGTGCTGTTATAAAGTTTTTTAAAGGTGATTTTAAAGGAGCAGCAGCAGAAGCAGCAGCAGCAGTAAAAAATGTTACAGGTGAAATAATAGAAGAAACAAAAGCAACTAATAAACTAGTTGGAGCAAATCAAAAATTGAAAGATTCTCAAAGAGCTTTAAATGTAGAAACAGCTCAAAGTATAGCGCAAGTAGAACAGCTAAAATTAATAGCTGAAGACATTACAAAAACTTATGCTGAACGAGAAAAAGCAGCAACACAAGCGTTCAATATTGAAAAAGGATTAGAAGATAAAAGAATAAAGATAGCAGCAGAAGCAGTCGCATTAGAAAAGGAACGTCAGGCTATGATGGGCAAAGATGGTGTTATGGCTGAAGATTTAGATGCATTATCAGAACTTGAAATCAATTTAGCAAATGTAAGGCAAGAAAGTGCAGGAAGACAGCTAAGTTTACAGAACTTTTTAAATGGTCTTAGAAATGAAGAACTTGCAAAAATAAAAGAAATAAGGGATGCTGAAGATGAAAGAACAGCTGGATTAGAAAAAATGACTTTAGCTGTAAAAGACCTTATAGATGAAACAGAACATTTGCAAAAAGCAGATGAAAGCGTATTAGTACAAGCAAAAACAAGTAAAGAAAAAAGAAAACAATTTGATAAAGAAGTTCTAGATTCAAAAATAAATATTGGTAAAGATGGACTTAAATTAGCATCAGAATTAGCAACAGAAGGTTCAAAATTATCAAAAGCTTTGGCTATAACAGACGTAACTATTGCAGGAATAGAGGGGGTTCAAAGTGCATTTACCACAGCTTCAGCTTCTCCATTTACACTTCTCAATCCTGCATATCCATTTATTCAAGCAGGAATAGCAGGAGCTTTTTCTGCTATACAGCTAGCAAAAATTGTTAGCGGAGGTAAACCAGGTTCGGGCGGAGGAGGTGGTGGAGGTGGTGGAGGAGGTGGTGGTGGTGCTCCTGCACCTCAAATGATGTCAGGAGCTTTTGATATATCAGGAGGTGTAGCACCTGAAGCAACTAGAGCTTACGTTGTAACGGATGAAATGACAAATAGTCAAGATCAATTAGCAAATATAAGACGTAGAGCTACAATCTAAATATCAAATAAACTAACTAAAAATCTATTATATACTATGCCTTGCGAAAAATGTGAAAACGGAAAATATAAATGGGGAAAGACAGGAAGCTGTAAGTATGACTCAAAAGCTGATTGTGAAGCTGACAA